AAAGTGGCATTTATCTTGGACAGACCTTACCACTGGTGAAATTATTAAACGCAAACCCGAGTACAACGCAATGTCTAGAAGAAAAGGAATAGGACATGAATTTTTTGAAAAGTACCACACTGATATTTATGCTCGCGACTCTGTCATCGTGCGTGATAAACAATGTAAACCCCCGCGATACTACGACAAAGAGTATGCAAAACTGTACCCCGATGAATTCGAGTCAATTCAATATAGCCGCATCTTGAAATCTAGAGAAATAAACCCACATGAAAGAAGCGACGAAAGACTTGCTGTAAAAAAGCAAGTAACCGAAGCCAAACTTAAACTATTAAAAAGGACTATTGCATGAAATTAGTAATCGTAGCCGTAAAAGACCGCGCAGCCGAATGCTTCGCCCGCCCAATGTTTGTACCTTCTACTGGGGTAGCAATCCGATCATTTAGCGATGAAGTAAACCGCGCAGCTGATGACAACCAACTCTATGCACATCCCGATGACTTTGATATGTATGAACTCGGTATTTTTGATGATTTCACAGGTCAATTTACACTAAGCGAAAACCCTAGTATTATTGCTTCAGCAAAACAGATTAAAATCGAAAAAACGCAATAGAAACAACAGCTTACATAGTAATGATTATACGCAAACCTAAAAAATTTGCTTTTAAAATCAAGGGGTTACAGTTTTACATAAAACTGTACCCCAACAATTAGGATACAAAATGTTTAGAAATCAGTCGGTAAACACGCACCAGTTCGCAATGGTTCCAAAAGCGGAAATACCGCGCTCTAAATTTCAAGTGCAATCTGCACACAAAACCACATTTGACTCTGGCTTACTTATACCAGTTTACGTTGACGAAGTACTCCCGGGGGATACTTTCAATTTACGCATGACGGATTTCGCACGTCTGGCAACCCCGCTATATCCAATCATGGACAACATGTATATGGACAGCTTCTTTTTCTTTGTACCAAATCGTCTTTTATGGACGCACTGGGTCAACTTCATGGGTGAACAAGACAACCCAACAGATTCAACTAGCTTTGTAGTACCCCATATTACTTCTGATACAGGTGGATATTTAGTAAACAGTATTTACGATTACATGGGATTACCAACTGTAGGCCAAGTTAAAGCCGGACAGTCATTTCAACATAACGCATTACATTTAAGAGCATATAACCTTATTTGGAATCAATGGTTTCGTGATGAGAATTTACAAACTTCTGTAGTTATTAATAAGGGCGATGGCCCTGACAATCCATTAGATTATTCTTTACTTCGTCGTGGAAAACGACACGATTATTTTACAAGCGCCCTACCTTGGCCACAAAAGGGACAACCCGTAACAATTCCTCTAGGTTCAAACGCACCAATATTTCAAAATACTGGTTCACAAATGTTTACCAATGTACAAGCACCAGGAGCTTATAGCGCAAACCTTCAAGCCGGTACAGATGCAATTGCCACATGGACAACCGGAGGAGTAGTGGCTGGAGTTATGGGACTAAACAGCGGAGCACTATATGCAGATTTATCACAAGCAACAGCCGCAACTATCAACCAATTGCGTACATCATTTCAAGTACAAAAATTATTAGAGAGAGACGCACGTGGCGGAACCCGATACACAGAAATCGTTAGATCTCATTTTGGTGTTATTAGCCCTGATGCAAGGCTCCAAAGACCTGAATATCTTGGAGGTGGCACAACTGCAGTCAATGTCACTCCGATTGCACAAACTTCGGCCACAGGACAAACTGGGGCAACTACTCCACAAGGCCACTTAGCGTCAATGGCTACAGCCATTGCACACAATCATGGCTTTACACAATCTTTTACAGAACATGGGGTAATTATCGGTATGGTCTGCGTACGCGCTGACCTTTCCTACCAACAAGGCTTGCACAGAATGTGGAGTCGTCAAACCCGTTATGACTTTTACTTCCCTGCTTTCGCATCTTTGGGCGAACAAACAATTCTTAACAAGGAAATATATTGCGATGGAACATCTAATGACAATTCCGTTTTCGGATATCAAGAACGATGGGCGGAATATCGCTACAAACCTTCGCAAATTACAGGTTACTTTAGATCAACTAGCGCTTCAACCCTCGACCCTTGGCATCTCGCACAACGATTTACTACCTGCCCTACACTTAACTCAACATTTATCTCAGATAATCCTCCCCTATCTCGAGCACTTGCTGTGGGCACTGCCGCAAACGGACAACAATTCATATTTGACAGTTTCTTTAACTGCACAAAAGCCCGACCACTACCAATGTACTCCGTACCGGGACTGATAGATCATTTCTAATGGGACTATTTGGCGGAGGCTTAGGCTCAATCGCAGGTATAGGTGGAATACTAGCTGCCCCTTTTACTGGGGGCGCCAGCCTTGCACTTACTGGCGCTGCACTCGCGTTGAATAATGATTCACAAAATGTAGACAATACGAACGCAGCCAATGTAAAAATGCAAACCGATGTCAATTCTGCAAATGTACAAAATACAAAAGATACAAACTCCTCAAACTATCAAATTGCACAAGACACAAACTTACGCAATTATCAAATTGCACAAGAAGTTAACGCAAGCAATTACAGGATAGCGCAAGAAAATAACGCATTTAATGCGGAACAAATAGCAAGACAAGAAGACTTCCAAACTCAAATGTCAAATACTTCTTATCAAAGAGGTATACAAGATATGAAAGCAGCCGGATTGAATCCGATGCTAGCTTATTCACAAGGCGGAGCTTCCACACCTACTGGTGGTGCTGCTACCGCCCAGAGTGTTACACAACAAGCTGCAACTATGAATGCACCAACTATGCAAGCTGCACACCAGCAAGCAACTAAACAAACACCATTTACAGGCAATGCCGCTGCCATGGCCAATGGCATTAACGCTACTATCTCATCAGCACAAGCAATGGCTGACTTAAAAAACAAAGATGAAATGAATAGCCAAATTAAGGCTCAAACATTAAACACACAAGCAGATACATTACAAAAATCTGCACACACAGAAAACACACAACAGCTTACCGCTCAATCAAAACAACAAGTAAACAATCTTCAAACTCAAGTTGAAGAACTTAACAGCCGCTTGCTGTCTCAAGACCAAGACCGGAAAACATCAAGCGCCAACGAGCAGCATGCTCGGGCGCAAGCAAGCGAGAGCGCGCAGAGAACTGCGAATAATAAGCAGCAATACGATATTCATAAACCACACCAAGACGTTGCAAATTCATGGTACGGCCGCAATATTAAAGGCGGCTTAGATGAATTTACAAAACAACTAGGCAATATTATTGGCTCAGCCAGACAAGCAGCCGCAACCAATTACCTCATGAACAAATAAGGAAAAAAAAATGCAAAAAAAAGCCCCCTTTTTTCGCACTGGATACAACTACGACACTGACGCAGTTTCCTCAGAAACCGCCCTCACCTGTCTAGATCCATCACTCACAGATCAATCTCAAAAGGACGATGTTGATATTAACAACATCATGCAAAGGTTTGGCATAACCGGACATATTCCCCTAACCGCTCAAAACGCGTCATACGGGGATTTCACACACGCAGTGGACTATCACACTGCCATGAACAAAATAATCGCCGCACAAGACGATTTCATGCTATTACCAGCCGATATTCGCAAGGAGTTCAATAACGACCCTAGCGAAATTATCGAATTCTTAAACAACCCTGAGAACCGCGACAAAGCCATCGAAATGGGCTTAGTCAACGGAAAAATTGAGGCGAAGCCTCTTAACCACCCCGAAGTTTCTGAGGGGTAGAACATTTACCTACTTGATGTAAATGTTCCCACTGACACCAAACGGAGAAAAAAATGCGAACTTTAGGACGTAACCCAGTATCAAAATACAAATCAGCCCGTAAATTTAGAAGCCAAGTAGGTAGAACAAAAGCTGCCAACATTAATACCCGACCTATGCGGGGAGGCATTCGCTTCTAATGACTTGCTACCACCCCATAAGCGCCTTTCAAACGGCATGTGGCTCGGTAGTATTTTCGGAAAACAAAAAGTACGGGGATATCACCCGTAACCTCTCACTACCCTGCGGCCGATGTGTCGGCTGCCGACTAGAACGCTCACGACAGTGGGCAATACGCTGCATGCACGAATCAAAGATGCATGAAAAAAACTGTTTTATCACCCTCACCTTTAACGATGACAATTTACCTAAAGACTTATCGTTAGACCACAGGGTCTATCAATTATTTATGAAACGATTAAGGAAAAAATATGGAAACGCTATTCGGTTTTATATGGCCGGAGAGTATGGCGAAACTTTCGGCCGTCCTCATTATCATGCTTGTATTTTCGGAATGGATTTTGCCGATAAGGTTTACCACGGCAAATCACCATCCGGTAGTCTTCTCTATACTTCGAAAATTTTGGAACAACTATGGCCGTATGGCTACTCCACTATTGGTGACGTTAATTTTGAGTCTGCAGCTTATGTTGCTCGCTACATAATGAAAAAAATTACAGGAGATGATGCAAAGTGGCATTTATCTTGGACAGACCTTACCACTGGTGAAATTATTAAACGCAAACCCGAGTACAACGCAATGTCTAGAAGAAAAGGAATAGGACATGAATTTTTTGAAAAGTACCACACTGA